AGGACGGAAAGCAATGGCATGAAGTTCCAGTCGGGGAAAGAAGCGGCGGGTGTGGCGACACTGATATTACTGGAAGAGCAGAAACAGATATTTGCGCTCCGTCTTCAGGTGCGCTTCCCTCTCGCAGGCGGGATAATCTATACCGCCGACGCTGTCTATCTGGATGATAAGCTGGAGGTTCACGTGGTGGACTTTAAAGGCTTCGCCACTAAAGAGTACCGGCTTAAGAAAAAGCTGTTTCGGGCGAAATACGGGAAGGAGATTGAAGAGATATGAGCGCCATTCAGGAGTTTTTGCTCAACAAAAAGCCCCGTGTCCGAGGGCTGGCCGATGACGTCCACGGCGGGACTGTCACGATTACACAGACGGATGGCACGGTCAACTATGTCCCCGGTACTATCTGGGAGGCGTTAACCAGTAAAGATCTGCATTACGACCGGCTGGTCAAAGACCTGCGATATGCTTACCGTCACGGCCTGCCCGACCTGACCGTCAACATTACCCGGGCTGAGAATGAAGCCCTGCACCCCCATGCAGATTGGAGAAGATGATGACGACCGAAACATTTGTATCTGAATGGTTTGATGGGGGGCAACCAATCAAACCTCGGCTAATGACAATCAATGGCCTCTCCCCCTTATTTTTCCAAGCCCTATCGGTATGGGATGACGCCATGCAGAACCTTGTTGGCGCTCACCAGGCCGCAAAACTGGCCGCCCAATGCTCACTGGCAACACACCTTTACCGCGAGAAGGGGATGCAGGATATGAGACTGACGATGGAGGGTTAAGGCGTGATTCAAACCTACAAGCCCTGCTGGGATGATGAGAAATGTCATCACTACTGGATTTGCGAACCACCTGACGGAATGATTTCATTGGGTGTCTGTAAGTATTGTGGCGCCAGAAAAGAATTTCTAAACATCATGCCCCAGGATGTAGATATTCCAAAACTATTTAGAAAAACAGTGAACATGAAACTTATCAACTCCAACGCTCAATACTGTGTTCAGGGCAGCACTGAATATACAAGCAGGTTAAGGAACACGGAAGTTTTATTTTATGTTGACAGAAATTGAATATCTGAATTAGATTAAAAGTAGATGACAACAACTTACAAGTACAAGTCCTGCCCGATTGTAAAAATGATTTTGGATAAGGACTATACTTGTGCCGGGAATTTAGAAAAAACCCCCTGTCCCTATTTTAAAGAATGTCCTGAACAGTTTATTGAAAATGAAGTAATGAAAAAAGTCATCCAATTATCTCCGAAAGTAACTCTGCATTTTGCCAGTATTATAAAAGGCGGGATGAAAACAGGCTTACCCAAGTAATAGTTATCGCAAACAGTCCCTATCGCTGTCAGAATCTCATCCTGGTGCGTCCAGGCTCACTCCCAGAAGCCTTAACGCAATCAGCGCAATCAATCCAGCCACAAAACCGAATAACCAACCGATGATGTCCTTGAAAGCGCAATCCTTCAGGTGGACAATGTCCTCATTTAATTCATAGACGATGAACATAATTAGGAAGGCAAAACCGATACCGTTCCCAGCGAGGAACGCCACAATTTGAATTGCCCCAACTGGCAGGTGAAGGAAGAACCGTGTCCAGTCAAGCCGTGTCCATTTGCCCTTGCGCCACTGTTCATTACTCACGCAGCTTGTCCATCGTGGCCGCGATAAAACCCGTGACGGCCACCGCTTCGGTAACATTTCCCTTGAACGCCAGGATGATTGCCACCACGCCGATTATCAGTTCCGCAATCCAGACAGCCCTTTTCCCTGTGTTCATAATGGTAAACCCCTTTTCCAAAATCCTTCAACTACCTGCCCGGCGAAACCTCCAAGTCCTAAAAGGCCAGTTCCTATGATAAGCAGCCACCACCATTTATCCGTTAACCAGCGTATTGACTTCTCTGCTTTACTCATCCTTCTAAGTAAGCAAGGATCGTCGGCAGATACCCCGAAGATAGCGTTATGAGACTCTCTCGCTTTACCATTTATAGAGAGAAGATGCTTTGTGATTTCCTTGTGACCCTCATCATTGGAATCTCTCAAATTGATAACGGTTTGCTTTACATCACTTACCAGCATAGTGATAGCTTGAAATTCATCGGGTGTCATATCGGCCTCATTTCATTAATTTATTATTTTGAATAATTGCTGTCCTATTCTGCTTATCCCGTTCAAGGTCGCAGAGATTTTTAATTTGTAATCTCCGGGGGTTAGGTTACTGGAATCATAAAAGAAATGGGCTACTCCGTTTGAATATGCTATTTGATCAGTCGCTATGGTTACGCCCTCAAAAATCAAGGTAACTGTTAAGGTAGTCTCAACGTTGATACAGTTTTGGTTTTCTAATAAAAAAAAATCGTAAGTTATCGTCTCACCCTTAATTAGCTCCATTTGTTAATTGACTCCCTAAAAATTTGTTTTATCTTTATAAAAATACTGTACATTTTGTTCATCGAGGAGGAGACAAAAAAATTATTTTCGCATATAATCGCTATATCAAACTGCTTGTATTTTATTAAAAAAACCACAGGTGGGAAGGTAGTTATAGAAATATTTTTAGTAGGAACAGCTATTATTACAGAAGGGATAAAGAAAAAAGCAGGTGGGTATCTATTTATAACGATTTCTTTTACAGGCACGACTACAGCCGCGCTGGTAGGGCTAAATTCTATATGTAATAAGGGGGCACTATAACTATGCCCCCAGGCAGCGGTTGTCCTGTACATAGAACTATTCCCCGCATGGTCACCCCAAAATAGAACCAGACTGTTTCCTGCTGCCCATCCACCCCTACTTACTATTTCTTGGATGATAGTTTTTATATCGGGGGACTGATAAGTAACATTTGTTAAGAAGCCCTGGATATTATTCCAAGGAACGGAATTGAATGTAATATTATTATCGTTTGCCCCGCCAACGACTGTGCCCCTTCTTGTTTTATAGTCATCTATATTTGAAAAAGCAGGAGGATTATTCGATGCTTGCCCTATTATGACAGAATTCACAGTTCCCGGATTTACATTACTAGTAGAGGTAACTATTAAATAAGCCGCAGTGATAGTGTATTGGGGGGGTATATCTATATTCTGAAATCTTAATCCTACTCCGTATTTATTGATTGTTGGAGTGTAAAATCCCAATCTTGGAGCAGTTTGGACATGCGAATATAGCCATAAACTTGTATCTGTTCTCCAATTTACGACACAATCGTCTTGCTCCGATATAATAGTTGCTTCAAATACCCCCCTAAGCTGCACGACAGGAGGATATTTGGTAATATTACACTGAACAAATGGGACAATCAATGTCATACTGTAACCACCAGAAACCACCGGAGGTATAACAGTAATCGGGGTGTTCAGAGTAGAAACTAGGATGTTAATGTCCATAGTTATTAACTGTAAAACACCATATTCAGGACCCCGTTAATGTTGTCAAAATCTATTTTAAAAGTGCCGTCAACACTGGTTTTGTTTTCTCCAAAATCAATTAAGCAAACAGCATATTTAGCTGATAAAGTGTGGTTGTAAACAAAAGCATACCTAGCGGTTATAGATGATGAACTCCATTGGACATCGCCCAACCAAAGCATAGAACCTGTTAAGGCGGGATTATCTATAATTGTACTCTGGACGACATTCCCACCAGTGGTATAGCCGTTCGCGGCAATTTCAGTGCTGGTTTCAGATGTGCTATAGGCTAAAAGTTCAGAATTACTTGGAGTATAGGAACTTGTTAAAAGCGCACATTTTAATACTTCATTCCCCGCGCCTTTATTGTATAAATTTGCCAATTCACCTGTACCCATGTAATACAACCACCTGTAAGAAAAATTAATCGATACTGCCATATTAACCTCCTAAGCCAACGGTTGAGAGAGTAAAAGTAAAGTATATTCCCATTCGATCATCCTGCCCGGCTCTTTTCTAACGACTCGCTTCCATGCGTAATCAGGACTTTTAGGTAAATTCAAGCACTTGACGTATCTTGTTGTGCCAGATAAATCCACCATAGTAGTTAACCAGGTTGCGTCTCTCATATTTTCCAGGCAGGTCTTTTGCAAACTGTACTGGTTATTTTTTATACCTTCTTTGTTTAAAATACTTTCGTCTATCAGTATCTTGCAGAGAATGACGTCCCTTTTAGGAGGCATTAATAAGGTGGTCACTTTATAATCCAAAAGGATAGGACTGGTATTTGTCGTATCTGTTACGCCTGTGAATTTCAATTTAATCATGGGGGAGACACGAGAAGTTGTGGCCACCTCGAAGTATTGCGTCTCTATCATAGAAGTCGCAGACCCGTCAAATTTTACAGTTGTGGTAGACCACGAAGAATCTCCTAACTTTTTATAGTTAACGTTGAAATAAATATCGGCATCATAAGAATGCCCCATTGTGCAGGTTAATTTGATTAAAGCTTTATTCTCTGAAGGGAAGCCACCATGTAGATATACAGTTTCAAAATAACCTCCGGTGGCGAAGGATCGGTTAGTATCGTTGAAAGAGTCACCGTATTTAGTCGGCAAGGGCAGATAATAAATCGAATCAGCCGATGATGTAGAAAACACCCACAATCTTTTCTGATAGACGGTAGAAATATAAGTCGTACCTACACCTGCCATAGAAGCTACGGCGATATTATTTATGGGATGCCATACCCATCTTGTTTCTCCATCTATTACAAGTTCATCACCTTTATAGAAAACAACCTGCGCCCCATCACTTGAAGCTGAAACTAGATAAAGCCATTTATCATCTCCAGATAATGACGCCCCTGTAGCTACCAGAGGATTATTGACTGTGAATGTTTGAGGCTGAATCCAGTCATTAGAAGTTCCCGACCTTAAAATACCTTGAGTACCAGTAGGTCTGAAATACTCACCTTTCCAAAAAACAGAATTTTTACCCGAACTTGTAGATTTACTAGACTTGCATTCAGGGGCTAAGTCTTTCTTTACCGCGCCAGTTGAATCTAAATAATAGGGCATGTCGGATTTGTCTGTTAATAAAGCCCCGTTATAATCCAGTAAGTTGTTTATTAAGTTACTTGCTTCTCCAACATAGGTTACTGCGCTCCAAGCTACCCCACCATTCAAAGGATTGGTAGTAGACCTTATGGTGTTGTTTGAACCATTTGCATATATAGTATCTACGGTAGTATTAATCCATGCAGCATATTGGAAATCATTCACAGCCGCCGTACTTTGAGTCAGCAATTCACTTGTAGTCATGTAGTGATAATCTGTGGCAGTTCCCAGGAAGATAAATAAATAGTCCGTCCCTGAAACCTGAAACGGAGTCAGACAAGTAATTGCAGCGGGTAGAATGGCTACTACGGTAAAAGCCGTTCCACCTGCGTTTAACTTGCATAATTGCGTTCCTAGCGCGATATGTAGATTACTGTTAAAATCCGTCTGGCAATACGAGGGGGAAGTGCCGGCCGCTCCAGCGGTATCTATGGTGATTGTCGCATCATCGAACCATTTACTATTTCCACCGCCTGTTCCTTCAAGTTGTAACTGGAGTATTGTTGCATCTGCATCTAATGTTTTGGTTACAGTTAATTGAACCCAACCGACTGTAGAACTCGTTGTCCCATTGGTGGTAGATATGCCATCGTTTAAACTGATTCTAGCTGTGTCTGTTCCAGTCTGACAATATGCCCAGCATTTAAAAGTATAAGTTGCCCCAGGGACAAAGCCGGTTAAGTTTTGAGTAACAGTAAAAGAACCTGATCCTACCCATGAATATGTCCCACCGTGCGCTTGAGTATTATCCCTGACTCCACCAGTCCAACCGGATGCCGCTGTCTCCATATTAGCATTAGTAATTGTCGGGGCTGCCGGCATGGTAGGAGTTGAACTTATAGCTGTTGATCCCCACGCTAAGCAAGCCCTTCCGGTGTAGCTTAAGTCCATTCCCAAAGATGTGAAATATCGTTTAGGATCGTTTAAGTCCTGATACTCTAATCCGAATCCTGCGCTCCAATCGCTTTGACCCATGACTAATTCTTCCACAGGATTGGTTGAAATTTGAGTTGGAGAAGTACTGAATAAATCCACAAGGTTCTCAGAGTCTAGTTCATAATAAGCCAGTTCTGAACCTTTTCTTGAAACAGCAAATCCCAGCACGTCTCCGGTCGAGGGATCGGTTATCGAGATGTCATGCCGGGAATCGTGATAATAGGTCGCCATTTACAAAGCTCTCCTGATATACTCGACATCTCTTGGCATCCGCATTTTAGTCAACAGTTTTCTATAGTCGTTTTCAGCTTCCATCGCTTCACCTTTTAATCTGGCTCTGTCTTCACCTGAAATGGCGGCAGATTCCCTTTTCCAGAATATCTCCCTGGCTTTGGCGATTAAGAGAGGCATCCGTTCGGAATCTATCGTTAATGTATCGGTATAGGCGCTTAAACTTTCAAGAGGTTTATCGCCTTTCAGTCTCAATCTTCGTTCGCTTAAACAGTCATTCAGGAGTTTCAAATACTTATTCGTGCCGTTATCGATGATTTCAAAAGGGATTTGTTCGCCCGGGTAACTTGTCTGGAATGGATGCAGGTCATAAAATATCTCGTCTGAAATTCCATATGTCTGCACGAACACCTGTCTTAGATTCCCGTTAATGAAATCAGGGGGCAAGAGGTATTCCGAAAGCCTCATCCCGCTTAAATAGGCATCATCAAAATAAACGTATTTGGTGTTGGTGGCTACTTTAAATCTTAACTCAACCTCAACCAAGTCATCATTTAAAGTTTGAGTTTCTAGTTTTAACTTTGTGAACTCTCCTGCCGGACAGGTAGTAGTTGAGGTTAGTGTTTGCGCGGTTCCGTCAGCCTGTTTCGTATAGATGACTATAGAAGCATCGTTAGCCACTTCTGGATAGGCTTGAACGTAAAAGTCTACCGTCTGGTCTTGCAGCTGTAAAAGTCTGGGGTAGTTGTTTGAATGAACGGAGAAATACCCGTTATCCGCCCCAGCTGTAGCTTTGGCTGAATAGTAGCCGCCTCTTGTTAAGCCGGCTGTTGAAGTCCTGGCTAAAGTTATATTTGTAGTCGTATAGAAATTTAATGCGGTAGCACTCGACCAGTTTTCGAAGTGACCATCCGGTAAAATGTTGCCGGTGACTATAGTTAAATCGTCTACCTTTTTATGAATTGAGGGATAGACTTCTTCGATGGCTCTTTTAAGTGCGTTCTCTTTTATGTTGGGATCGAACCGGTGCATCCTGAAAGTGACCGCCCCTGTCTCGGCAGCTAAAGCCGCTCCGTAAACAACCAATGTTCCGGTAGCCGTGACGTAAGCAGTTGAACCAGTAAGTCTTTTAACCGCGATGTTATTCCCTTCGGTTATATCCACCCACCAATCATCGAAATAGCCGGTCTCTCCTTTGTCATAAGCCTTTAATTGAGTGGAAACTATGGTGTTATTCGCCCCGATATTCGTTGTAGTATCGACCTCAATACTATCTCCAAGAGCTTCATCAAGGAATTTTTTTATCTCTAAGTAGGTATCTGTATTCAGGCTCATTGATACCTCCATTTCGTCAATCGATAAAGGTTTTGTATCTCTAAGACTGTCAGGTTACGATTGTAAAGACGGATTTCCCCGATTGTTCCTGTGAAATATAAATCGGCTAATCCTGCTCGTCTGCCTATATTTACATCCGCGCCTAAATCACCGCCTCTAGTCCCTGCAAAAGACGTACTCGACCCCCTTTCGATGCCGTCCACGTATATTTTAGTGCTGACATTATCATCAAAAACTCCCGCTATATGATGCCAGTTGTTATCAGTTACGGTATTGGAACTGTTGGCAGATGAATAGACTGTGCTATCGCTCTGATAGATGGCAAACCTGGCTGTATTGTTGTCATCGATTCGGAATCCCCACTCGAATTGCCCAGACGCCATTTTGCCGATTAGCTTCTGGTAAGCACCTGTAGTCGATGTTTTTATCCAGGCATCAACGCTCATATCTCCGGCAAAGGTGAATTGCGCATCACCTCCGCAATCAATGTAGTCGTTACCGTCAAACGTTCTCCCCAAAGTTCCCCATGTAGCTCCTGTGACTGAACAAGAATGTCCAAAGGAATCATCAGAAGGGAACGTATTGCCATCTCTTTTCCACAAAGGAAGGTAAAGAATTAAACTAGGATTATAGATTACCGATAGGGTTTTATTGTCCATTAAAAATTCCTATCTGTAAGTTGCTTTTACATAAGAACTAGATTTCACCTTGCTTGTCGCTATTCCGGTGGTGCCTTCTCTCTGAACCTGAACTGCTACGTCAAAAGGTACACTGTCTAAAAGAGAAGTGGTGGCGACATATCCGGAGTAGTTATGTTCTACGTAGACTGTTGAACCTGCGGCATCCTGAACATAATCAGCACTTGTAGCGGGTGATGTGCCGGTATCTATAATTGATATGTATGTGCCGTCTTTATTCCGTGCTACGATTCTCCCGTTAACAAAAGAACCTGTGGACGAATTCTTTTGAGACCAGGTAACAGCGATCTCCAGTTCTACTAACTTACCCCTCGCCGGAGGTTCTATGGTTGTGGCTTCTACCTCTACCCAAGTGGCGGTAGAACCCGTAGAGTCAGCAACTTCAGCACAGTATTGAGAACCACCGCTCCTTAATGTCCCCTTACCGAAAGGATGCTCGATATGTACTACTGCTTCGTTTCTCATAATAACCTCCTACTTAGTCAAACCAGTGGACTTTTAAAGCCCCATCATTTACCACCCTTATAACCCGCATAGCTTTTAGAACAGACTTCCAGTTATTCCCCGGAGCTGTCCATGAATCAAATTTTATTTCCTCGCCAGCTTCTACTAATCTGCCTTCTGTAGCTGTCGGGGCTGTCCCATCCAACCTGTACCTCCATTGCTCATCTTCACAGACAATCATCGCCCCATGTGTACCGGGGGGCATGGCTGGTGAGCAGGTTGTTGATAGGACTTGTGAAGAACTTGATACTGTTAGAGTTGAATATTCCAGACAATTTACACCCATCTTAATTACCTCCTATCTCTTTTAATTTTTTACCCCTCTGCCCATGTGGTGTATTCAAAAGTATTTTAGTTACATTCTCCAAAGCCTCTTTTTGTTCGCTCTTTCTTACTCTTGTTTTTTCCTTCTCCAAAGAAGCCTCGGCGAGATAATCAACCTCTTCTTTTTCTAACGCTCCGAAAGAAGGGACTAAAATCCCGGCCCTGTTTCCTTCGGGTGGTATGAATCTACCTCTTGATTTATTCCCCAGAGGCAGACTTTCGCCGTAATATACTTTTATTAATGCTGGAACGGATAAGAGTTTTTTCCCTGAGTGTCCGCATACGGGACATCTATCACTCCTGAAGCTCTCAAATCTCCCGCACTCGCAATCGTACTCATAAAGCGGCATATTATTTCTCCAATAAAAAAACAGGTGTGGTTAGCACCTGTTTATCAGTAAGCCCCTACCTTTATTTTACCACAATGAATTTACGCACACCCAATTTCCAATCGTGTATCACTTTAAAATAGCTTTGGCCGTATCTATCGCTTTGTCCACGTCTTTTTTAGTTTTGCCTGTTTTCAACCAGTCGAATACCATTAACTCATCCTTGTACATTCTTTCAGCTACAGGACAAATAGGTTCTCTGATATTGTAAATCGGCTGATGATAAATGGGGGTTACATAACCAGCCCCGAAGTAAATACCACGGTTCATCATTTCCCTTTGGAATTCATTCCTGTGCATGTCTTTTCTCAAATACCTGACTGCGTAAGTGTACCAGGCGTGTTTTGTGCAGTAGGGCATGACCTTTGGAGGGATTAACCCGTCTATCTCAATTATCCTCGAGGTCATGTATTGAGCCAATTCGTTCCTGTAGGCCAGGTTTTCATCGAGGTGCTTGAATTGCTCCAGAACTATACGGGCTTCTATTTCTCCCAGACGGTAATTATAGCCTACAATTTTAAGATCAGGGTCAGAAACTTCTCCGTGATTTCTCATGGCTCGGCACACCCTGGCTATGTAATCATTATTAGTAATCAGCATCCCGCCTTCACCACAACTAATTTGCTTGGATTGGTTAAAGGAAAAGATACCGCAGTCCCCGATAGTCCCAACTTTCCTACTCTTGTACTCTGCTCCGATGGCTTGGGACGCGTCTTCGATAATAAAATTAGCCATGAATTCATCAAGGTCACAAGGATGCCCCATTAAATGAACGGGAATAGAAATAATAAAAAATCTGTCTATCGGTAATAAATTAAAGGTATCCTCATCTATATCCCCAAATTTAGGCGTACATTGTGCCATCAAAACACAAGAAACACTTGAACTAAAAGAATAAGGAGTGACATAAGTTAAGAACTTTCCTGCATTATAACTTGCTGCCACCACCGCACTATGTAGACAGGCGGTTGCAGAATTCATTGATATGGCGTGTTTGACTTTGAAGTATTCCTTAAACGCTTCCTCCAAAGCTTGAACCCAATAACCACCATTATGACCTTCGGGAGTTCCGCGAAAGCCGGATAACTTGCCGGACTCTATGATGTTGATAATATCGTTTATCATAGTGATTTAATAAAGCCTTTCAATCCGTCCCTGCCGTTATGAGATTTGAATCCTAATTTCTCAACAACCTTTATTGAAGAAAGATTGTCCTCTTTAATATCGGCGCAGACATAATTGAATCCTAATTTCTTTATTTCGTTCAGGACTAATTTAAGAGATGCTGTAGCAATTCCCCTTCCCCATAATGGAATCTCGCCTATGAAATATCCGATTTCAGGACAGTCAGTGTTAGTCATCTGAATATTGATTTGCCCTACTGGTCTTTCATATTCTCCTTCACCATAAAGGATAATCCAATGCTTCCAATTTTTGAGTTTCTTCCAGTAGGTGAGATGATTTTCCCATGTTAAAGGTGATGTTTGTTTTAAGAAACCGGCATAGATGATTGGATTGGAACGCCATGTCATCACTAATAAGGCATCGTTATCAGTGCCCTCTCTTAACCTAAGCATGTATTTCCATCCTGTGAACGGTGTATTTGAAACCTACGCTCTCATAGAGCTTTTGCGCTCTATAATTTTCTTCTTCAAAACCTAACCAGATTCTATTTAGGTAGGTAAGTCCCTTTTCTACTGTAAACTTGGTGAGTTCGTATCCGTATCCCTTGCTTTGCCACTCCGGTAGTAAATGAATCCTGAATTCAGCTTCATTCTTTTCCTTATCGATTAAGAGTTCCGCCCTGCCGATAACCTCACCACCTACCGTACCTATGAAGTCATGCTCGTGGCCTGAATTGTCTTTTACTTCGGTTACTATGAGCGCCCTTTTGTATTGCATAAACTCCTCCCAACTTAGTTCACCGGATACGAGAAGCGTTTGATCCATTTACCACCTTCCTTTTTGAAAAGATTTGGATTGACGAATGTATCGACTACCCGCCACATTTCATCAACAGTAATCCCGATATAATCGCAGAACTTTTGAATATATCTCCCGGCGCACTTGCCGTCATACTTCTCTAATAAGTCCCAGGCAGCCTCTCTTTTAAGTTTACCTTCCCGTATGTCATAACAACAGTAATCGGTACACTGTCCGAATCCGAATTTAAGGTATTTGAACATCTGGTTTACCTGGACTAAATCAGAATCCAGTTGAGCGTAAGGTACGTAAGTGCCTATGTCTTCGGGGTTGAAACCACCAACTATATTGTCTCTGGTATAGAGTCCATGGTTTATGGCCACTTCAGCATTATGATTGGGGCTCCAATCCTTATCGTAGTATTGAAACCAGACAGCTTTTGTCTTTGTCCTTAAGGAAGGTGTGTCGTAATGGTAAAGGAATAAATCCCTTTCACTTACGGTATCGCAGTATTGAAACCAGCCGTCTTTCAATGTGTTCTGTTTATCGGCGTTAAGGGCGTTATCATCCGAAGGCAGACCGTTTGATACACCCAGAGTCAAGGCGGGATTCTCACCTTGAATGATTAACGGTATGTTGAATTTATCCGCAATGATGTAAGCGCTCGACCACAAGGCGTATTCTGTAATCTTGACCGGGTTCAAATATTTGTAGAAGTCCCGCTTGATCATACTCTTAAGGATTTGAGGATTGGGGCGGACCTTGATTACATCGAATCCCAGGTTAATTAGATTCTCAATGTTGTGCTTCCCTATTTCCGTAATACCTTCAGGCTCGTTATTGACCAGGAGGCACTTGAGATTCAGCTTGTTCCTTGCATAGAGAGCCGTATAGGTGGAGTCCTTACCGCCTGAAACCCCCAATACGCAGTCATAATCTTTATTCTGGTAGTGGGCGGCATCGGCTATTCTTTGGAGTTGTTTCTCTCTGGACTTCCAGTCGATCTTTATCTTTTCGTCCTCATATAGACAGGCTCCGCAGACACCATCTTTAAAGACAATCCCCGGCCGAGTATCGGACTGAACACATCTTTTACAATATTGCATTGGCTTTTTTTAAATCCTCCATCGTATTTATTTCGCAAACTGGTCTCACGCAGTTCTTCAACATGTACTCGTGGATGTATTCCATTTTGTGTCTTGAAAGGTGAATTCTATTTAGTTCCATTAGTAATTCAGTTTTCATTATCGCCATCGGTTGGGACATATCGAAAAAATAATCCTGTGAGATTGAGAAGTACTTTAAGCCGGCGTCTATCTTTTCAGGATTGATAAACGGGCAGTCTCCCCATAAATAGATGATGATCTCTGCGCCATAGGCATCTGCAACCGCTACAAGCCTCCCCAGTACGTTTTCATCATCCTGATAGGCATAATAGGGTATATCGTGGTTTTGGCAGTAGGTTATAATCGAGGGGGAATTAAGAGTCGTAGCTACAACCACTTCATCAACCTTAGCCTGTCTCGCCCGGTCTACGATATGCCTGATTAAAGGCTTACCATTTATCTTTTTAAGAGCCTTGCCGGGGAGTCTTAGAGAGTTCCATCTTGAAGTAATGGCGACTACGGTTTTCATTTGGTACCTGCCACATAACCTAAACACATACAAAAAGGAGTGGTTATAAGCCAGGCAAAAATAAAGGGAAATATTGTAAACGTATCATCAAAAATCCAAACTACAAAACTAAACAATCCCCAAACTACTGCCATATAACAGCCTGCAAATAAAAATAAGCCTAATATTTTCATAGTCGTTTATCAATGTCATTTTTTAGGTGACACATAGCACCGATAGGGTCAAAATAAGCATAGATAATAAATAACCAATGCTTTAGTTTATTCATAGCATAATGTCACTTTCTTGTCATTATGAAAAAACACTAATTTATTTATCGGGAATTCAATTTCTTCTTTAGGCACAGGTGTTTTTCCATTAATTGCTATTGAGCGATTTGCTAGCCACCTCCATAGTTCACTATTGCTTGGGTTTCTAGGTATATATTCTCTAGGTAAGGATTTAAGATATTCGTAGGCTGTCATATTACGTAATACGCCCCCATATCTTTTGTTTGTTCTTCATCAGTCCAGAGTCTTTCAGCTAGTTTTTCCCCAAACCTGGTACCGATGATTTTTAATTTACATTCCGGGGCGATTTCGTGAGCGATTTCTTCCATCGTTCTTTCTTTCATCTTAGGTATGAATATCTCTCCACCCTTCATAATGTCAAGAAAATATCTCACATAATTACAGGCATCGTCAATATCTATCCAATATCTGGTCATTTCCTTATCGGTCAATGTTAGAGTTCCTGTTTCCCTTTGCCTCATCCACAAGGGAATAACCGAACCTTTGGAACCCCAGATATTACCGAACCTGATACATGAAAATAAGGTACGGTCTTTACCGTAGATATTGGAGTAGATAAAGAGTTTTTCCGCGGATAGTTTGGTAGCCCCATATAAATTAATCGGGTAGACGGCTTTATCAGATGAAATGTTAATGACCTTTTTAACTCCGCAGTCGATAGCGGAATCAATAACGTTCACCGCTCCGTCTACATTTGTTTTGATAGCTTCGATAGGATTGTACTCACAGACCGGAACGTGCTTTAAAGCTGCGCAATGAATCACGTAATCTACACCGGACATGGCTCTTTTTAACCTGTTAAAGTCTCTAATATCCCCTATCAGAAACCTTAATCTTGGGTCGTTTAGTTCACGCTGCATTTCAACTTGAGAGTATTCATTTCTTGAATAAATGCGTATTGTTTGGGCGTCTTTTTTTAAAAGATACCTGGTTAATGCAGTCCCGAGAGTGCCAGTCCCACCGGTGATTAGATAGTTCATTTGTTTGCCGGTCTTCCCGCATTACCGAATGTTTCAGCCACAATAGAGACATATGGAGTCATTTGAGGATCGGGGGGTCTGATGGGGTCTTCGTACATAAAACCTGTTGAAGTAGTCGGCGGGACTGCTGCTTTAACTTTTTTTCTCAATTCCCCGGTAGGGTCAATGTCTTTTAGATTGAAGTATTTCATTCCGTAGGGTTTGCCCGTGATGGTCTTTAAAAGAGTAGAACCATCGCAAACTTTGATCTCAACATAATTAGGGTCATTTTTACCTTTACCTTCCCCTCTGCCTAACCAGTATTCGATTCCGCCCTTCTCCCAGGCGTATTCGCTTCTGGTCATCATGTCACAGCCATACAGACTTATCTTTTTATAGCCCTCGTCTAAAGCTAAAGCTACCATGTATGAAATTGTGTTGGAGAAATAGTCTGTGTTGAACTTTTGAGACAGCCGCTTATACGGGTACATCTTTGAATTGAGACCTTTGACTTTGTGAGTGTTATAGACTGTAATACCCTTTTTTGCCAATTTATTGAACTCATCCCAATTAAAAGCAGGTTTACCGTTTACATCTCTCACTTGTGCATGAGTCAAAAAGATTTTCGAAAAGTGTCCATCCAGTTGGAAAATTTGCCAGTAACCCATATTACAAGCCCATGTTTCACAGTCAAAGGGACACTCCGCCCTGGTAGCTCCCATTGCTTCGATGATTAACTCTTTTTCTCTGAAAGGTTTGATTTTATTCATCCTTTCGATCATCAAATCAACTTCGCTGTCGAAGTTTCCCAGCCCTCTTAAGTGTTTGATTTCCCTTACCTTGTAATTTAGATCAGGTAATTTGTCGTCAGGTTTTTCGTTAGCCATGATTCTCCTTCTCTCGCTTCGCCCTGTAGGACAAATCCCAATTTCCAAGCTAAGTGTCCACTTGCTTCATTGTCCCATTTAATAGTTGTATGACAGTGTTTGTAACCTCTCTCTTTAAGCCATTCAAACACTAATTTAAGAGCTTCCTGGCAATAACCCTTGCTCCAATATTCAGTCTCGCCTATCATCCAACCTAGTTCCGGAGACCAGTGTTCACATTGACCTATATTGATTAGCCCGATAGGTTTTTCATCGAGCATAATAATGAACATATGCCATGAATGAGGGCGAGAATACCACCAGTTGAGATGTTCGAAATAGTTTAGAGAGGATTTTTGAGAGTAAAAACCCTGATAGACTTCAGGTTTATTGCGCCACGCAAACACAAGAGGTATGTCTGCTTCTGTAGCAGGTCTTATTGTAATCATGCAAATATTCCTTTCTTTAATTGGAGGGTGTTTAAAGGCACACCCTCCCAAGCCTTTTGTTCTTACGGGGCGAGAGTCAGATGGACAAGAATGTTACAGGAAGCCTGGAGAACAGCATCAGCCGAGGACTGCACAATCCTACCCACTATGCCTCCGGCGATTGCATCAGTGCCGGTAATATCGGTAGAACCGGTGACACCCTGAATGCAGCCGGCAGTTTGAGTAGAATTCCAGACAGTCTTGCCGGAGGTGATAGCTTCGGCCTCGGACTTCATGGCGCAGGGCCCCCATGTCTGAATCCAGAAGTACCTGGAGGCGGCAACGTTAACAGCAGGAACACCTACGAGTTCAGCAGTGGCAGTAGTCGCGCTCACCACAACGCCATCGTATTCGTTCTCGCATACGGAGACTTCAGCGGCGGTATCTATCGGGTCGCTCAAAGCATAACCAGCTTCAAACTCAACATAAAGTTGGCCGCCTGTTGCGGAGTAACCGGTAGAGCCGGATGAAGCTACATTGTTGGTCTTGATTTTCATCAACTGCCCGGCGGAGGTAGCTGTCCCCGAAACCCAAATCCATCCCTCTTTAAAGAGGTCTTTGGTAACGGTCAGGTCTGTATCGCCGGTAGCCGTGAGATGAAGGTAAGTAGTACCGGCCGCAATATCTGTCGTGCCGAGTTCCGTCAGGAAGGCCGTAGAGATATACGAAGCGGTGGTGTTGCTCCATGCGGTAGTTTGAACCTTACCCTGGCAGAGAAGCCCCTTAGTGAGAGCGGTAGCCCCGTTCTTGGCATACCTGAAGATTCTGCCGTCAGGCGTAGCTCCGCGAGTCCCCAAAGGGGCGCGTTGAGTTGTGGTAGGTGTACGCACTTCTTTATCCGTTAATGGTACGGTGTACGGAAAACTCATTTAGATTCCTCCTCGATTTTAGATTCGGCTACGTGTTTGTTTAGATGCGTTCGCAGCCCAAGCGCATTTTGTGCAACAAATTCACAATACGGACACCTGTTAGGTGTACTACCCTTTTTGTTAAGTGTAAAACCCTTCCCCAGATAGTGAAGTTGCCCTTCCAGGTCGGAGGGAAGGGGTTTAGTCGGAGTCCCGTCCGGCCGGTAGTAAATAGACCTCTGGCGACTTTCCCCGATGCGAAAGATGTTTTTAGTAATGTCCGTATCTGATAGTCCCATTTTGATTTCTCCTTTATTTAGCTGGTCGGCGCGGTAGCATCGAATAAGAGATAGCGGCCGTAACCGTCATCCTCTTCGACACAAGCGTAGTCGGCCACGATTCCGATTTCCCATCCTCGCAGGGATTTGTCCTCTTCTATCCACTGTTCCGGTTCCCAGCCCACCAGGTAGATGAAAGCCATCTTGGAGAAGATAGCGCTGTAGGTAGCGGCGGCGGTTGAGTTGTCGATGTTACCCGCGATAAAGATAGGAACACCGTACAATGGTTCATTCCCTCTCCATTTACCCTGTAAAGCTGAACCCTGAATACCTTCGGGCATATTGGAAGTGCCGGGGATGGCGAGATTGGTTTTGATGTCGTGATAGGTATAGGGATGCAGGACTGCGTAAATAGGATCGGGGGCAGGTTCGGATTGGCCGTACATTTGCGTGACGGCAGCCTGCATATAGGCGATAGAGAAAGTAGTGCCGGAACTCCCCAAGCCGTTTGCAAGGCCGCTGAAAAGACCGAGACCGTCTGTCTCTATTTTCTTTCTCATGGCGTTGCCGATTATTTTCCCGGTAGCCCTGAATGTGTCCTCTTTAAGCTGTTGGACAAGTTTCTTCGTGACGATCACTTTGCAGCCGGCTTCGTCTGTAATGTGAGTCGTGCCGGTGATGGTTAATGATTGGGCGTCGGTCATGTCTACGCCATCGGTCAAATCGCTGGCCGTGACTGAGCCGAACTTGGGATAGAACTTTGACTTCTCCCCCTTTTCGAGAGTTGCTTTGGTAAAAAGCCCGTCTAACACAACATCGTGTTCAAGTGTGAAACGAGCTTCGCCTATCATAGCGATTTGACCCGCAGCCAAATCAGTGGCAATTGTATACGCCATTTATTTACCTCCTATAGATTTCGTTTTTTCCTGGCAGCTTCGTAGTCAGCTTTAGAGACTGTGTTTTCAACATATCCCTTTTCGATTTCTGCGAAGCTCTTGTTTGCTCCACCCGGCAAACCGTCCTCGACTTTAAGGAGGTTGTACTTTTTGAGTATTTCCTTCTCGGCATCGATTTTGATTTGTTTTGTGAGTTCTTCGATATTTACTTCCTTCGGTTTTTCCACTGATGTCCTCGCTCTTTCTACTTTCCGTTGCGCTAACTCTACCTGCCCAGCTCGTAAATAAGCCTCTACATCGGCAACTTTATCCTCATCGTCTTTAAAAAGTTCCTTTGCTTCTTTGTAGATAGCGTCAGCTTTGCGGTTGTATTCTTCGGTTTCTGCTTTTTGCTTGTTGAGAACTTCCTGTTTCTTCCGGTTTTCTTCTATCTCGTCAAACTTCTTTAAAAGGTTGGCTTTCTTTTGAGGATCGACTTCATCAGATAGTCCTTCCTTTTCAGCAAGCATGGCGGCGAAGATTTTTTGCGAATCTCTCAAGCTTGTAATTTCGTCCCGAAGGCTGGTTTGCTCTTTTAACTGCCGGTCCTTCTCCTGCAAAGAACCCCTTAATCCCTGTTCAGTGCTTTTCATCTTCTGAAGTTCGGCCTCTTTAGCCTTGCTTTCAGACTTTAACCTTTCAAGTTCTTCGTTAAGATTTACCTCTGGCGGTTTTACGTCATTGGTATTATCCGTAGTCATTTAAACCCTCCTATTTTTAGACAATAAAAAAGGCGTACCTTTTGAGTACGCCCTGTTTTTCAGTAGCGAAAGTATCTAAGGTTATTCAGTTGTTAAATTACAAGATGATGCTTTCGGTCATCTTCTCAATCCTGTAAGGTTGCCCGTTCTGCATAAGGATGGTGACATTGCCAAACGGAACTTTCCTTAACAGTTCGATTAGCCTTATTTCTTTTTCCGAAAGTTCTTTGGTCATCTATATATATTTTAGCACATCGTTTTTTTCAGGATTGAGAGTAGAACAAATCATACGCCTGCGCTATCTGCGGATTACTCGCCCTCATCTGTTTGCGCATTTTGGTGATGACTCGTTGTATTTTAGGGTATAGTTCCAGCTTATCCGGGGAAAGATTGAACATTTTGAGAACTTCATCCTGAACCGCCCAATAGGGTTTCAGTATTTCTTTGGCCTCATTGTACTGTTTGGCCAACGGAGGTAAGTTGGAATCCCGCTCACGTTTAATATCCTGCACGTATTGATAGACTTCCTCTCCCCATTTTTGCCTAAAGCCTACTATGAACTGATTATACTTATCGAATTGGAATAAGCCATACTTATCGACAAACTCATTTTCTCCATATAATCTGCCTGCGAATTCAGAGTAGGCTATGTCACCGATGTTCTTATCTTTTAAATTACGAGGTTTTTCAAAGACTTCCGTGACGTCCGGATATTGTTTATCGATGTGTTTATAGGTCACTCCCAATCCATAGCCGGCGTTCTGCATCTCTTCCCTGAATTTAACCCCGTCAATAACACCATCTTCTACAGCCTTTTGTAAATTCCACAGGGTATCTTCGTAGACCTGCCGCGCACCTTCTCTTTCCCTTTCTCTATTAAGAAATGAGACACTTAAAGCATCCCCTCTGGAAACGGTACTTGAATCAACATCTTTCTGAATCTTCCTGATTATGTCTGTCTTATCGACTTTCATCTTATTAAGATCGTTAAGATTATCATAAGGTTGCTGGAAATCCCTTATCGCGATCCTGTCCCGTTCTTCATCCAGGAGTTCCCATGCTGATTTAGGAAATTGTCTTAAACCTCCGAATTGAGATGCTACTGAAACCACGCCAGGCTGTTCCATAGCCCCTTGAACAGCGATAGGGATTACTTTATCTAAGACGAATTTTCCCCAATCCTGCACACTCTCAAAGGGTTCACCGAAGTAATCCGCTTGCTCTACTATACCCCCGACTAAAGTAGATGTTACCGGAGCAGTCCTTGAATACAACCATTTAATAAAGGGATTGTCAACCCTGTTTAAATGTCCGGCGTTGATTGGTTTTAGCAGATTCTGCGGGTCTTCTATGGCGGTCTCGCTGATGTCATAACCTAACCTTAACAGAGACACCATGATACCGCCTATACCCACATGGGAATCACCGACTTTAAGAGTCAAGAATCTGCCTGAATTTGGATTTAAATCAGGTTGTTGCCCTAACACCTTTGCCGCCCCGTAATAGAAAGTCAGACCGGAGGCCATGAGAGAACCTAGAGATTTTCTGGCTACATCCCCCGGCATACCTTTCTTTAAAGCATCACCTACAAATGAAAGCCCTGCTCGTGTGTATCGAGGGGCAAAGAACACAAAGGCATTTTCAAAATCCTGTTGCGTCCTTCCTATAGCTAACGCTTCAGTACTCATCACTCCTGTCATTCTGTCTATTGTCCGGGCTAAGTCCATGAGTTCTTCAGGTGCGTTCTTACCTGTTCTCATGGCCTTCCAGAGTTCATTCCTTGCTACTTCCCCAAAGCCTGTGAAAGCAGTCTCTGCTCTCCCCCATGTCTCACCGATGGCTTTCTGCAATCCCCCGCCGATACCGGGGATTTTGCCAGCCGCTCTTTGTAAAGGAGCGAGAGCATTGAAATACTCAAATGTAGTCGATGAACCTCCGGCTAAAATACGTTCTTGGCGAATTGCGGCAATTTCAGGACTATCCAAATACTTGTAGTAGTTCTTAGGATTTATAGTAAACTCGAACATCCCCTTAACAGCTTTTCCCCAGGCTAAAGGGTTCAAAGCCCACGTGGTAGCACCCTGAATAAATGGGGCTGACAAGTCAAGGGATGCGGTTAACATTCTGGAAGTCCCTGAAAGATTGGCTGTCGATTGCAACCACTTTTGACCTTCATCGTTTAAAATCTTTTCCGCGGTCTTGACGACTTCTTTGGGGAATATTTTGTTTTTAAATACAGGATGCATATGAAACTTAGCCATGTTCTCGCCAAGTATCTGTTGTCCCTGATAGTGTTTGATAAAATCTGTCTTTTCTTTTATCAGTTCAGCCAAGCGCTCTTCTTTTAAGAAAATCTGCCCGGCATTCTTTTCATTATGCAGTAGTGCCAGTTCCACGCCTTCAGAAGTAGAGTCCCACATTTGTTTAGGAGTACGGCCGAGCGGGGCAACTTCCTTTTCAAACCTCTTTTTTGAAATCGCCTTGATGTAGTGGTCTATCGTGGAAGATAAAGATTCATCGATGTTTAAGCCATAATCCACGCCAGCCTCAACACCCTCTTTCATTAAAGGGTGAGTCCTCAACTTCTCAAAGTAAGAACCTGTTTCAGTAGCTTCATATTTTAAAGTATCGAGATTAGTTTTACCTTTGACGATCCTGTGAACTATCGTAGCTTTAGGGACTTTCACGCCCTCTTTGCGGGCTAATGTATAAATTTCATTCAAAGAATCTCTCAAAGTATCGACGTACTTTTCAGATTCCTTAGTCAAAAATTTGTAGTTGTCTTTATTCTTGATAGCCCCTTCTAACACGTCATAGAGATATTGAGACTTGCCGGATGTATCTAAAATATTTGAGACAACACCTTTTGAGTCCATACCTAAGATTTTACCCGAATCCCCCAAAACCTGAAGCTTAGGAACTAAAAGCCCTTTAATCCCGTTTCTCATATCATTGATGAATCCCGATTTAACCAAGGATCTGCGGGTAATCTGTAAAGGATTGGGGGAAGTAGGATGAGCAAACGCCGCTTCACCACCTACTAATTTGACTATCTTATTCACAATAGGGACATTTTCTAATGCCCTTGTAAAACGATTGGACTTAAAGAGAACTTTGTCCAGTAATTCCCCTTTCGGCAACCCCTTCTCTGAAATCCTAGTAACGGTTTTAGCCATTTTAGAAGCGAGTTTGCCACCCACTCCAAGAGCCTTTGCTCCCTTAGCCGCCCAACCAAACCAGGGAATCCACCATAGCGGCATAGCAAATTCGGCGGCACCTTTTATATAAGCCGGAGCATCCCATGCGTCATACTCTCTCTTCGTATGCTGAATAAAAGACTCTCCCTGTTTCCACGTTAGGTCAGGACTGAAGGGAGAGGTGATAATAGCGGCAAACGGTTTCTCCAGGTTTTCATAAACCCAATTAAACGCCTTGCCTACAGGTTCTAGTACTTTGGGTAAAAGAGGGACTTTGGAAATACCCTCGGCCAGTTTTTCTTCACCTGTCTCAAAGAGTTCTTTAGGCTTTTCGTACCACTTGGTTTCTTCAGGAGTTATTTCTGGAATTGTTGAGATAGGTTCTTCGGGCGAAATTTCTTTAGGCTGCCAGACAGGACGTGTTCGAGGACGCCAGTTAACCTTAGCTTTATTGAGTTCATCTTCCAATATACCAGACTTACTCTGCCAGAACTCACTCAATTTACACCCTCGCCGGTTTCCATGTTCTGCCGAGTCTTAATGTCTGAGGAGTTTGGACATCCATTGACCACAGCATGTCTGCCGGGTTTTGACCTGCCCTTTCATAGTAACCAGCCAACATGCTTCGCTGAGAAGGGGCGAGTCTATTAAACGACTGTCTTGAAGGAGTGATACCTTCAGCTGCCGCTCCGGTTCTAGGTATATACTCGCCAAGTCCGGGGGAAAAGGTCTTTAACCATGAAGGTGTTAACGTGCCTTTATCTTCTACAGACGGCCTATACCCCGAGGACATCGCTGCCCCGGTTAAACTTCCTATGATGTTGCCCATAGTTATTTTATCCGCTGAACTGGTAGCGGCAAATTCAGGACTGTTAGGATTCTGGTAAAATGCTGCGGCTGAATTAGTTAATCCCGCAGGAGTGCTTCCCGGATGAGAAGTTAATATTCCCGTCATCGCCCCGCCAGACCAGTCATAACCGCCTTCAGCTTGATACTTCTGGTCTTTCAACCCGCTTATTGTATCTTTGAGTGTTTTCCTTGCGTTCATAAAGTCGGGACTCTCATAAAGCGGGTCGGTAGGGTCTTTCAGCCTATCGTTTAATTCTTTTAGTTTACTCTCGTAATACTTGATTCCAGTATCGATTTCAGCCGCACGTTCCGTATCAACAAACGCAGTAGTAGCTTTCTGTGTAGTAAACGGATTCTTTGCCGACTGGACATCGCCTATCGTTATCCAGTTCTTATAAGGGTCCACTTTCAAATCCCTCAAAGACAACTGCCTTCCAGACTCCCAAGCCTGTTCGAGTTGAGCATCTATATCGGCTTTATCCGGTTGCCAGAGATTGTTTGGATTTAACGCATTTCCCAACCACTGGCTATAACCTGCAAGTTGACCTTCATATTTCATCCGCTGGGTTTCGGAAGCTCTATCGGCAGCATCTTGGGCAAACTCTCTTTCTTTTAGTTGTCTCTGCCATTTATCCTGTTCCTGCCCCCAATTTAAACGTTCACGTTCAAGTTCCAGGTCAGGAATACCAATAGCAATTTCTTCAGGAGTATAACCTAAGTAGGTTTTTTCTTCGTCTGTTACATTCGGAGCGATGGATTCGTCAGGAGTGGGAACTTCAATTTGAGGATTCTTATATGCGTCATAGAGTTTAGTCCAGTCGTATTTCCACGTCCAGCCTATCCCTTTTATAAGATTCCTTTTGACAGGGAAACTGATCTTGCCTTGATTGTATTCTTTTAAAAACTCTCTTAATACGGGACTGCCGGAACCATAATTTTTCGCAAGCCAGTTCATAAATTCGGTTATATCTCTTCTGTCCATTGTCATTTCATCCCCTCCATCTTCTTCAAAATTCTGTTCTCCACTTGTGCGAAGTTAGGCATTTGCTGTCTTAATTGTGCTTTGACTTCATCGGGGATGCCTATGTATTGGGCGACTAATTCTTCATTGGACATCTTTACGGTATCGAAGGGCTGTTTGCCTTTGAACTCTTTTGTCATCTTCTGATTAATTCTGCCAGCCCTTGACTCGATAATATTTAAAATCCTGTCGTATCTGCCTTCAGACATTGGCTGGACTCCTCATGCCCCCGGCGGTATTTGAAACATCAACCATCTCTGCCCCTGTTTCAGTCTTGATATTTCCCTGTCTGGGCTGGCCGCCTTTAGAACCTATTTTACTCCCCATCTCCATTTCAGGAGGTTTCTCTAATTGAGCGTTATAAGCCTCCAGTTCATCCGCCATTCCAGACTTTTGAGCTGCTTTGAATCCTAAGAAGGCCGCAATATCGGGAGACTGGAACATGATTTTTTCCGCCAGTATTTCATCTATTTCATTATCGGCTTCTTCTTCTGTCAAACCATAGTCTTTAATTAAATGCGTTCTTAAAGAACGTTGGCCGTTAGTGACTGAAACTCTCCCGTTGGCTATCTTTCTATCTCTGTCGACTAGATCATCCCTTCTTAAATCGACAGTGATTTCCGATACACTATTAGAATCACCCTCTTTTAGATCGGGTGTTCTAAGATTCGGTATTCTATCGATGATTTTAAATGCCTTATCACAAGCCCTTGACCACAGCAGATTGTTATTCTCGACCGAACACTGGTAGATCGCCAGCCCTGAACTTGAAAGTAAATCCTCCTGCCTGCCTGAAGTGCCGGAGGCCGCTCCCCTCAAAGACATGGGATACAACATCGAACTTCTGGCGAATACTCTGTCGGCGTAAGAATAAATAGACTGGTCGAACTGTTGAGTCTCGTCTACCTTGAACCAATCTGGAGATGCCCCGTCCGGTAGTTGGACTACACTTATACCATCGGGGTTTTCGGTATATTCAGCAAAAGCATCAGGGTTTCTCTCCGCTCCTGCCGGGATAAATAGAGTCTTATGCTTATGGGCGTACCGGTGAGTATTGAAATAAATATCACTATCGATAGTGGATTGCTGAATCACGATGTCCCTCATCATGCCTATTCTGGATAAAGCGAGTTTGGCCGGGTCGCGGTCTAAAGTTTCTATACCGTAGCCGGCGTAAGCATGAACGAAAGGAACTAAACCGTAGATGTTGGTTTTCCTGAACAAAACCATCTCATCGGCCTCCGCGTACATCTGGTCTTTATCGATATAGTATAAAAATGGGACTTTGGTATTGTTATCGTTTTTGGTGCTTGCTTTGGGATTCCAATCGGGATATTTAGTTTTTAAATCCCGTATTGAACGTTCGTAAGAAACGCAAATCCTCTCTGGTTCACCATCCTTTTCTTCATTGGGATCGGCAAACACCACCATAGGATCGAACAAAATAAACTGGACTGGAATTAAATCAGGATTTTCTTCGTACCAGTTATCGTTAAGAGCGCAGTATTCATTATGAGGGACGTAAATCCATGCCTCCCCTCGAATGTTCAGTTTTTTAAATGTCTCTCTATAGGGTGAGAACCTCTCCCTCAAGAGAGTTTTTAAATACCTATTCCCTTCACCGGCTATTCTCAAAGAAGCCTTCTTGGAAGCATCAGTGTCTTTTCTTGATTTTGTATATAGTTTAGGATTCTCCCCAATTAGTTGTTGAGTGATTCCGTTCATCATTTCAGGGACAAAACCAGTCCTTAAAACATACGAGTCATTCTTAACCAGGGGTAATGTATATACGTCATTCCAAAACTCCATGTCGGTCTTCTGTTCTAGCAGTCTTTTGGAATGGCGAGTCTTTTCCTGATACGTACTGAACTCCCTGATTTCTTTAACTTCTAACACTCATATCACCTCACTGTCCAGGCCGAATATGTCCCTCTGGGAATCCATTTTTGCAGCTGCCACAAACCTGCCATCATCATCACCCAATCGAAACTCAATTTCCTTTCAGTTACGGGGTCAGTGCCGTTTCTCGTGACTAATTTTGCCTGCTGCATAAACTCCCTGTCGTGACACACGATTTGTCTTTTAGTAACCCCTAATCCCAAGTCCGAGAACATTATCCTCTTTGATTCAGTCGATACCCACTGTCCCTTCTTCCCTATCTCTATTTTACCATCAGGCTTTCTTCTCATTGCTTGCTTAGGTGTTTGGAAGGTCTCCAGGCACTTGGCAAAAGTCCCCCCGGCGCTCCCCGTGTATTCGTAAGAATTAATCGCATCATACGTCCTGCTTAGATAATCGTGTATTTCCGCAACTGCATCTACCTTTATTTTACCACTGGCGCTTGCGACTACCTCTCCGGTTACGAAATCCATGACCCCGGTGACGAACGGGTCCGAAACACCATCTGACGGGTCGGTGAATAAAACATACCTTCTCCCTTTAATCGGAAGTTTGTAAACTCTCACTACAGAATTGAACGTGCTGATTTCTTGTTGGTTTATCGGAGGCATGACCTGAAACCCCATCTCTTCCAAAGCTAATGCATCAAAATACGACATTGTTAATGAAGGTTTAAAAACATCCTCGACACATGAGGGGTATTGTTCATCGATTTCTAACGGAGTGTACTTTGTTAGAATACGGGAGTTCCACCACTCATCAAGAGTAAGTCCTTCATATCGTACCGGTCTCAATTTCCATGAAAGAAAAACCATACAAGTCCCGGGTCTTTTAGGGTTGGCGAACAAATCCACACCTGAAGGTAAGGTCTTTTTTACCGTGCCTTCGAGATTAAGAAAATCCTGTGTCTTTTCACTGAAATAGTTATCGTTATCTTGTTTATTAGCTGTGGAGAGTTCTATTAGTTTACCGCCTGAATCGATAGCGCGGGATACAGCTCTGAAGTTTTCCCTTGCGTATTCATGTCTGGCTAGTTCGTCTCTCGTTACAACTGAAGCCTGATAGCCGTGCCCGGCCTTTTCAGTAGAAGGGAGGGCCTTGATTTCCGCACGGGTGTTCTGGAACTTGATCAACTCCCTGTTGTCTCTCTGAATAGGGACTTTCAAATAACCTGGTAAATGGTCGAAGATAAAAGAACACTTGGCTAATAAATCGTAGGCTTCGGCCTGTCCTTGAGACAATAGAAGACATTTGGCGGTCTCATTAAAAATAGCCACCCACAGATTGTAGATACCCATGAGCCATGAGATGCCCAACTGCGAGGCTTTTAAGATATAGATTACGTCATAGTTTAAAATTATATCGATCAGGTCAAGCAGGTACGGCCATGATTGCCACTGTTCCACTCTGTTGGTGTTCTGGTTCTGGATCATCACGTGGTTTGCCGCAAAGTGTTTTAGAGAAATGGCACACAGGGCAGCATCCAGAGATTTGGAACTCGCGTCTAAGCTCTTCCCTGACCCTGATTCCGAGACTGACGTATTCATCGGGGGAGAAATCACGCTCTTTTATCTCCTTTGGTTTATCATACTGCATTAACCTGGCATAAAGAGTAGCGTACTGCGGGTTTCTCCCTACAAGCTTTTTAATATCGTCTGTAAAGAATTTTAAATCCACCTCTTCATCGCTCAACCCGATCCTGTCAAGTTTTTCCTCCCACCTCTTGAAAGTTATGGGGGTGATTTTCAAATACCTGCAAACATCCTGCTGGGTAAAAAGGTTCAGACTCCGTTTGTAAACGGGGTCTGACATTATCTTTTTAAATTCGGTTTTCTCCGCTGTTTTTTGTTCTGCCGGCATGTTACTTCTTTTTAGGCTTCCAGCCAGTTTTTCTCATAGTCCCGTATGTGTAAGCATCTTGTTTCTTTTTATTATTAGGGAATTTCTTTTTAGCCTGTGTCTTTAACTTGCGCTCCATTTCCTTCGGCATATTCCCTCCTTGCACATGTGCGAATCCAATATTTCCAGTTAAACAGTTTTACATTGGAAGAACAAGTCAAAACAATATAAACAGGTTGTTTAATCTTCATTCTTTAGTTCCCTATTTTTTCATGGACCTGGCTTTCTCCATTTTCTTCTTGCCCTTCTCCATCATCATCTTACCCTCATCCATCATGTGCTTTCCCTGCTTCATCATCATGTCCTTACCCATTTTCTTTTCCATCTTCTACCTCCTTCTTTATCGCCTCGTCTAATTGCTCCGGTGTTAGTTCGCACTTATAACCTAAGTCAAAATAATGTAATTTATCATTCAGTAACTTTGAAAGGGCACGGGAGATAGTCCTGTCTTTTACGTACTCCCTTATGAATCGACGGTTAGACTTCTGGTTCTCGGCTATATCAGGCGGTAAATCTCTTATGTCCATAACTATATTTTATCACATACTTTTATCTGGCTGATTATGTCTATGAAAAATGTGTCTCAGGATTGCAGCATTTCGGACAAATTTGTATCCCTGGAAACGCCTCTGTAGAGAAATAAGGACAGCCGCACTTCTGACAATTAAGCGTGTAACCGGAATTTATGTCATCATCCGGTATGAATACCCATGTGCCAAAAGCTAATTCCAAACTATTATCATACTTACCTTGATGACAATAACCCCTATTTGACGTTGGTTGCTTCTTCAACTCCCCTAATATGGCATCGACACCGCTTTCAAAGGTTTCCTTAATACATTCCTGTTCCAGTCTGTAATTATGTAGATTCTCTTTTTTATACCTTTCTTCCCATCCTTCAGGTCTGTATGTCATAACGCCTCCCTTTTTTACCCCATGACCTACTCTTTCACACTCTTTCACTGCCTGTCAAATTGTTAGTACTAACTTTTTACTATCTTAATGTTAGTACTTTGTAGCTAATTTAATTGTTATTCCCCGGCTAAATCAAACTGTTAGTGCTGTTAGCGCCCTCCTGCCTAATTCATTCCTACTCCGTTGGTACTTCCCTAGCCTCGACTTCATTTTTCTCTATTTGTTGGGAATGGGTTAAACTACTAACAGCCTTATGTCAATTCGTAATCCCTTCGCACCTGCACGAGTGAGATTTCCTATTTGGGGCGCACAATATACGTTATGTGCTTTTCAGCCTGGGGCGAGCGGGATTTACCTGTGAGAGGATAATGTTTTTGCTTATGAGTGAGGGAAGCTAAAGAGATTCGTTAAACTTACTTAACATAAGTATTTCGTGATGTTCTCGTAATCAGGACTAACAATAACCCCTCATCCCCACCCCCTAAAGCCTGGGAGCATCGATGTCCTCTTGAGTAGGGGGGGCAGCTTTGATAAGAGGTGATACGCGATTCTTGACAGCTACCGGGATAAAGGGTTTGGATTGAATATCCAGCGCTCTCTTTATCTCTTCTTTAGAGTAATTAGAACCATATAGAGATATGGTATCTGGGAGGGGGTTGGGTTGGCAATCAGTTTCATCAGATGCCGGCAGGTGATCAGGGCGTACGCTATCATTGTTGCTACTGTTGGGAAGGGATTTAATATCCTTTGGCCGCCCCTTGCCCCTGCCCTGAGGTGTGCCGCGCCTTTTACGCATTAAGTCGCGCTGGTACTCGTTATAGCTCGCCCTGTGTTTGAACACACTAACATTTTACACGAAAAAACAGACAATATCAATAAGCACTAACAATTCTTTATGAAATCTTTATAATTACCTATTGAATAAATGTTAGTGCTAGCCTATAATAATGTTAGTGCTACATTAGATTAAATAAACAGGAGGAAAAACAAATAATGATATAAATAGTCTACCACTTGACAACGGGTGTATAATAAGGATATGACAAAAGAAACTGCCAAGCAAAAAGAGAAGAGATTA